AGAACGTACTTTAACTTCTCTGCCGTTTACTGTAGGAACTTCTACGCGGCCCTGCTTCTTTAAGATGTATATTACACGCTGAAGTACGGGCTGCACGAGCTCAGCTTGTAACCTTCCGAATGCAGATCCCATACGACGAGATAGGTCAGCCATACGTTCGGCTACTTCTGTTGCTGTTGCTGGCGTTTTGTTGGGGTCACCAAGCATATCATTGTACAATGCGCGCTTAATATTCAAACGCATGTCACTCAATACTAGCTGAGCTACATCAAAACGACCCGCTGCTTGTAGGGGCTGAAGTCCTTGGCTACCCATAGCTTTCGGTATGATTGAGCCGGGCACTAATTGAATCGTGTCAGGGTTGATTACGCCATCATCTTCCATCTGATAGATGCCAGAGATAGCCATCTGAGCATTCTCAAGTATAAGCTCGATGGTCAGATTGGTTGTCTTAATAGCAGAAAGGGCATTGATAAGCGGCCCACGACCGTAAATCTCACCCGCACACTTAGACCAACGGAAACAAACAAAGGGATTTGATCCAAGTCCATTCATCTGCTTCTTACTTAGACAGGTATTAGTTGTCATGCAGATTGCGTAACTCAAGTAAGCTTCTTGATTTTTCTTAGAGTAGTCGCGGCATACAACCTCAAGGACTGTAGTCTCTCTATCTTGACCCATCATAGATGTAACTTTCGGGTCAAAGACCGCATTAGGATACATCATCTCCAAGTGGTCAAACTTAACCTTCTTGCGCTCACGGTAAACGTGATCAATTTTATCGTCGGGGCCAGTATCTAGTACAAGATGAGGAAGCGGTATCGCAGAAAAGATCACTGGGTTGATTGAATCGCCCTCTTCCACGCACAGGACACCAGTCCCGACAGCCAAGTCCATGAATGACTCATGCACTTCTTGGCTAAAGTTAGAGTTCTGTAGAACCTCAAACACATATTCTGTGACTTCATCTAGCTCATTATCAACGGCTTCACGCTGATCTGGCGGCACTTCACTGCCTGACATAAGGTCTGCCCAACGCGCAAAGTTAGGAACAATCCCTGACTGTAGGCGACTAGCAAACTCCTGAACACCAACCACAGCAGTCTCATCAAATATCTTTTCGTCTCGACGCTGCCCTCTTTCCTCATAGTAAAAAGACTCACGTTGAGGAAGCGCATACTCATAGCACTCCTCGAACAGCGGAACCCAATTCTCTCTTAGAGCTTTGGCTTTTTGGTACGACTTGATGTACTGCTTTGCGATTGGATCTTCAGCCATTAGTCAAACCTACCTAAGAACCCTGTTGATGGTGCTCTAAACAAAGAACGCCTTCCTCGACCACCGCGCATACCAGCACGAGCAGTACGACCTTCCAATGCTTCAGAAATGTCTTCACGTTTTTGTGAAGCGCGTTTTTCTACTTCTTCGCGCTTTGCAACATCAGCTTCAACACGTTGCTCTGCCGCCGCTTCTTTCTCTGCCTTGCTAGGGCCACCGCCGAAACACATGGTAATCTCCTTTGTTTTCCCTTCGTAAGCATAGAAGAGATCAAAACTCAATGCACAAACTACATCCTAGACCAGAAGCTAGGCTTGTTTCTTTGCTTTGAGCCACGGTTAAATACATCAAAGTTACGCTTTGCAATGACTGGTCTGGCCGGTTTCTGAGAGTTCATTAAGGCTCTGCCTTCACCAGCACCTAAGAATAAATACTGAGCCGCATCATGAACGTGGCTAAACATATTCTTGTCCGGTTTATCTGCGTATCTCTCGCCACTAACTTCCATGCGCTTATATGCATAGCCACCTTCAAACCCCTTAATTAACTGAGGGCATCGTCTGTCTATTAGTAGTGCTGGCTTACCTTCGACCATCTTCGTCAACTGGGAGGAAACCGACTCTAGTCGGAGGTCAACAGAGTTGGAAGGCGCAGGAAACGCCTTCAAGCCAGCACCGCGCAGAATATGAAATGGAGTCGATTCATCAGTCTGCGCTCTAAAGTCACCCGCAGGATCACCATAGATAATTACTTCGGAGGCCGCTGCAAACCTCGTAGACAATTCATTTCTTAGAACCTCTGCAAAACGCACGATCCCCATGTCGATTGCGACGATCTCTGATTGCAGAAACCATCTGCCTCTTACTTTTTGCCCAAAGACTGCTGCTGGCGTAAGTCCAAAGTCCACCCCAACATAGACTGGATGCCCAGCAGCTACGGGGATTTCTTCTTCTGCTATGTGAACTTCTGATGCAAACATTGGATATACAGGCTTTCCGTCTTGGATATGACCCAGCTGATTCATCACATACACATCTATCCATGATTTAGTCTTACCCCTGATAAGGTTTGGGTAATAACTCTTAAGCATGTTCTTTGTGTTCTCAGCCTTTGGGTTTGGATCATAGTCTTCTATTTCTCCATCTTGGTTCTTCTTCTCAACCATACCAGCGGGCTGGGTATAAAAAGACCAGTTGTCTGGTTTAACCAGCATCTTAGCCTGCTCACGCGGTATATGATCTGGGATTGGTACTTCGCCAGACATAATGGGCCACCAATGATCTTCTTCAGGGGCGTTGGTATCGGCAATAACGCCAGTCCAAGAAGGGCCACCATCACGCATAGAAGGAAAACGACCAACACGCATCGTGCAGGCATCAATAATACTCTTAGCAATTTCTCTTGCCTCGTTAATCCAGATGCCTGTGAGTTCCAAAGAAAGAAGTTTCTTAACGTCTTCGGGCCTATCAAGGGCCAAGAAAAGAACCTCAAGATCTATGTCTCCCTTTTGAATGCGGTGAGTGTATGGCACTGACCAAGTAAACTTTCCCCAGTCTTTTTCCGGAAACCAGTCTAGCCAAGTCTTGATAGTAGTGGTTCTAAGTTGGGGATTGGTATTACGAATAATGGCCCAGCGGCTTTTGCGTATTCCGTCTGGGCCTTTCTTCTGTTGTATAGCGCGGCGAAAGACTTCAACGCAGCAGCCAACAGACTTGCCAGAACCAACTGGGCCTCTTATGCCACGAAAGAAGGTATCATCCTTCATAAACGTTTTGAGTACATCGCCATCAGGCTTGTACTTAAAATCTATCATCTAAGACCCTTATCGACTCCAAATCGGATCATGTCTTCTACTACTTCAGGCGCAATGCTTTCAATCAGCTTATCGCACTCTGCGTCAGTTACAAAAGACTTTCCATGCTTAGCCTCAACATAAGCAAAGTTTACCTTGCGAACAATGCCGCGAAGAAGATCTAAGTCTTGTTGTTTAATCGTACTGATAAAGCTCATTTCTTTTTAGGAGCCGCTTTACGCTTTGGTGCTGGCTTTGGCGCTGGGGCCGTGCCCTCAACAAGGCGACGAGAATCAGCAGTGCGCGTTGCACCAGTGTACATTACGCCACCTGTTTTATGTGTAGGCCCGTCATAAGCCTCACCACTATTTGCAATAATCCAAGTCATGTTCTGTATCTCCTTACTTTCTTGGCAATAGCTTTCGGTTGAGCCACATGCTGCTTACCTGCTGCCTTACCCTTTCGTTTAGCTGCGGTTGTAGCTGCATATTCAGAAGAGCTAAGAGCAGCGATAGCCTTACTAGGAAGATAACGCTCACCCGTTTCACTGGACTTCTTGCCAGATTTGGTGCGCCACTTCTGCTTACCCCAGTTAAGTAATGACTTCTGGGGAGCCTTCATCGGTATCCACCGCCCGCAGCCTTGTATCTCTTGGCAAGCAACTGCGCTTTACGCGCCGACCACTTGCCAGCAGCAGTGCCTTGAACATTAGCAGCCTTTATTCTGTTAAACAAAGACTTCCGCATTTTGGGCTTGGTATAGTTACCAGCAGCATTAACAGCCATACCTAATCCTTATTCATATACTCTTCTAATTCTTCAACTCGCTTTAGCAAAGAATAATGCCGACCGCTTAATGTACGCTGTCCGCGCTTGGCCATCTCACGCTCATCCTGCATCTGGTCTTCACTCTTGTAAAGACCTTGCACCTTCCGCTTGAATTTCTTCAGCAGCGTATTGCTCTTCTTGGCCTCAACCTTATCAAGCTCACGACTTAACTTGTCATACCGCTCTCGGTCTTGCCTATCCATTCTTTTTCTTCTTCATCTTAGCGGCCATAATCCGCTTCTTTAAACCCTCAGGCAAAGTCTTCTGAGCGCCAGTCAGCAAAGACTTCTTAGGGCGACCAACCTTAGATCCGTAAGTTCCTTTTCCCATCGGCATGTTATTTCTCCATCATTGTTAAGAGTGAACGCTGCTGCATTCCTTTGCGCATCTTCGGAACATCGCCAAGAACCTGATCCTCGCGTTTCTTCTTTGTCATGCTAAGAGAAGGAAGTGGACCAAACTCAGGCTTCTTCTCTTGATAAATACTCTCGGCACTCTTGCCACCACCACCAAAACACATCAGCTTTTCTTATGCCTCCTAGCAAAATTACGAGCCGCTTCCACAGAACCAAAGCCCCACTTCTTTAAGGCCAACGCCTTTCTAGTAGGACGACCCTTCTCATCTTTCATCGGGCCCTTCATTCCAGCAAACCGAGCAGCAAAAGAAACACGGCGAGGATTAGTACCAGTCTTCAACTGACGCTTTAAATTAGCGCCCTCCTTCCGCTTGAAATAAGCACGACCAGCAGCAGTCAATCCACCAGTCTTACTTTTGTGCTCTTTTCGCATATCCACCACTCTTCATTGCAACCTTGGCCCTCTCAGTGCTAGCCCGAGGCGGCTGCTTCTCAGCTTGCTTGCCATACTTCCTTAACGCAGTCCTCATCGGCCAGTGTCATTCTCTCTCAAAGTACAAGTCGCTGTGCCACTCGTATAATTCCCAGTCGCAATGCCAACCCGATACTGAGCACCAACTGGCTCATAACCAGCAGTCTCAATAGTACCAGTAAAATTATCCACATCAGCCCAAGTACTCCCAGCATCAAAGCTGCGCTGTACAGTAACAGTACCCACAAAGGTCCCAGCAATGCTAAGAGAAAAATCACCGCGCAATGATAACGCATCACTAAACGTATTCTCCGCAGATACCGCGCTAGTTACTACATCCATCTCAATCTCCTTTTTACAAAGACCCT